TTATTGAGGAGTAACTATGGCAAAAGCAAAAGTCGGACTGAATAAGAGCTCTTATATTCCTGGGCCTCCTAAAAAATCTCGTCAGGGAAATGGAATGGGCACAAAGTATGCCGCCTCTTCTCGTAACGGAGCACGTAAAAAGTATAGGGGCCAAGGCAAAGGTTGATAAAATAAATATTTTTAAGGGATAGCAACCCCTCTAAAAGTTCTGTTTTATGATTCGTAAAACAGGAGCTACAATGTCAAATCAACCAGTAGACCGAGATTCAAACTATATGAGAGAAATGTGGGGAACAACTCACCTCATAACTGATTATCATACTCAACCTCAACCAAAGAAACAGGTGCTTTCTGAGATCATGCACGATGACATGAAAAAGCACAACTTTAAGGTTCAAGACGAGATTCATCAAAGAATTCGTAATGATGAAGACTATGATGATTGGGAGTACGGGACCGAACCAAGTTATATTTCTGGATGATTCCACAACCACCGAAAGGTGGTTTTCTTTTAGGAATGCAATATAAATAAGTCAAGAAACTTTTACCAATGGCAGTCCAAAGGGTATCCAGAGGGTTTAAGGATATTGACTTATCCTTTTCTCCACATCCAATCACTAAAGATCTGCAGGTTCTTAAAAATGAATCCGCGATTCGTCGGGCTGTAAGGAATATTGTTGAGACTATTCCAACAGAGGTTCCTTTCGATAGTCTTCTTGGATCTGATGTGAGATCAAGTCTCTTTAACTTCGTTGATTATGGTACTGCTGCTCAAATTCGATCACAGATTGAAATCGCCATTAAAAACTATGAACCAAGAGTTGAAAAACTAAAGGTTGATGTCGATCCAAGACCAGATTCAAACTCTTTTGAATGTACGATTGTATTTGACATCATAGGGCAAGAGATACCGACTCAAACGTTTACATTCATACTAGAGGCAAATAGATAATGCCACTTACAAGGTTTACAAGTCTAGATTTTGATCAGATCAAGGCAGGGATAAAGGATTATCTCCGTGCAAATACAAACTTTAGTGACTTCGATTTTGAGGGATCTAACTTCTCTGTACTGATCAATACTCTCGCATATAACACCTACATTAATGCATTCAACACCAATATGGGGTTGAATGAAGTTTTTCTTGACTCTGCAACTCTCAGAGAAAATGTAATCTCTAGAGCAAGAGAAATCGGTTACGTACCTAGGTCTAGAACCGCCGCTAAGGCATCTGTTTCGTTTAGTGCTATAACTTCATCCAATACACCAACACTTACCCTTAAAAGGGGTCTGGTGTGCGTAGGAACAGCAGAAAATAGTTCCTATACATTCTCAACATTTGCCGACATTACATCAACAACCAAAGATGTAGTAGTCGATGGTTTATCATATAAACAAGCAGATTTTAATAATATTGACATCTATCAGGGAGTATTACTTCAAAAAGTTTTTGTCGTAGATGGTTCTGTAGATCAAAGATTCATTCTTGATAATAGTTTTGTAGATACTTCAACCATTAAAGTATACGTCAAAGGGATAAGTGATACTGGTCTTGGTAGAGAATATTCGGTTGTTGACAATATCATTGATGTCAATGGTTTATCAGAGATCTACCTGATTCAAGAAATTGTAGATGAAAAGTATGAACTTCTCTTTGGAGATGGTATCTTTGGTAAGAAACTTGAGAATGGCACTGTCATAACCGTAGATTATATTGTTACAGATGGTGAAAATGGAAACGGTGCATCAGAGTTTTCATATTCTGGACAGTTAACTAATGCAAATGATGCAGTCGTAACAGTCTCTTTCACGATTGATGTAACGACTAATCAGTCTGCCCAGTTTGGGTCTGAGATTGAGAGTATTGATTCAATCAGATACTATGCCCCTAGAATGTACTCTTCGCAGTACAGGGCAGTAACAACTAGGGATTATGAGTCTATTATTAAGACAATATATCCAGATACAGAGTCTGTGTCTGTTGTTGGTGGTGAAGAGTTAAATCCGCCACAGTTTGGTAAGGTTCAGATCAGCATCAAACCGAAGAATGGTACGTTTATTTCTGATTTTGTTAAGACTCAGATCTATTCTAAACTGAAAAACTATGCAATCTCTGGTATCAACCAAGAAATCGTAGATCTTAAAGTACTCTATATTGAGGTTGATAGTTCTGTTTACTATGATACAACTAGAGTAACCAGTACTGATTCCCTCAGATCTTCGATTATTAGTTCGATTCAGAAATATTCTAGATCGATTGATCTCAATAAGTTCGGTGGAAGATTCAAATATAGTAGATTGATCTCACTAATTGATAATGTTGATCGTTCAATCACATCAAATATTACAAAAGTAAGAATCAGAAGAGACCTTAAGGCATCTATTAATGCACCTGCACAGTATGAACTGTGTTTTGGAAATGCTTTCCATGCAAATCCAGATGGTCTTAACATCAAGAGTAGCGGATTTAAAGTATTCGGACACCCAAATGTGGTGTATTTTAGTGATATTCCCAATGATGATAATAAGAAAGGTGTCATCTCTGTGGTTGAACCTAGTATAGATCAGTCAGGAAACGTCGTCTACAAAGTTATTGTGAAGTCTGCAGGTACTGTAGACTATGAAAAAGGTGAGATAATCATCAATCCTGTTGTTATCACTGAAACTTCTATCTCAAATAATGTGATTGAGGTTCAGGCATTCCCAGATTCTAACGATGTTGTAGGACTTAAGGATCTGTATTTGTCTTTCGATGTTTCCAAAAGCACAATAAATATTGTGAAAGATACTATATCCTCTGGAGAAAAGATCTCTGGAGTAGGATTTGCAAATATTTCAAGTTATCCAAACGGGAATCTAACGAGATAAAATGATAAAGACTGGATTTGAAACAAGAGTTAAGGTACAGCAGATTGTCGAAAATCAGCTGCCAGAGTTTATTCTGGACGAAAATCCACAATTCTCCGACTTTTTAAAACAGTATTACATTTCACAAGAATATCAGAGTGGCGTAAGCGATCTTTCTGAGAATCTTGACCAATATATTAACGTCGATAACCTCGTTCCTGAGGTTTTTTACAATAATAGTTACTTGACCGCATCGGTTGGGTCGTCAGATGACACAATCTATGTCAATACTACTAAAGGATATCCAGAAAAATACGGATTACTCAAAATTGATAGTGAAATTATCACTTACACTGGTATAACCACGAACACTTTTACTGGTTGTATTCGTGGATTTAGTGGAATTACCTCATATCATGCCGAGAATCATTCAGAGGACCTCGTTTTTGAGCAAACAAGTGCCTCTACTCACTCTCAAAACGCATATTTACAGAATCTAAGCACTCTCTTCCTCAAAGAGTTCTTCGAAAAGGTAAAATATAAACTGATTCCAGGTCTAGAAGGTGTTCCTTTTACCGAAAATCTGAATGTTGGCAACTTTATCAAGGAAGCCAGGTCACTTTATGAGTCAAAAGGCACCAAAGAGTCCTTTAGAATCCTCTTTAATGTCCTATATGGCATCACTCCAACGGTTTTAGACCTAGAAAACCTCCTCATAAAACCGTCTACATCGGAATATATTAGAAGACAGGTACTTGTTACCGAACTAATCTCTGGAGACCCCTCAAAACTGATTGGACAGACCTTATATCAAGGTTATGGCAATCAACTGGGTACAGTAGATGCAGAAGATTTAGTCCCAACAGCTAGTGGACCAATCTCAGAAGTTGAAATAATCTCAAGAAATAACAGAACGTTCTATAAAATCTCACTTTTTGTTGGATTTGAAGATCAGAGCCTGATTACTGGTGATTTTGTAGTTGCAGGAAAGACAAAAATCATAGGTAATGTTGGTGTTGGTGCTAGTGTAATAACCGTAGACTCAACCATCGGATTTTTACCAGCAAATGAAGGATTTTTAGTCTGTAATGGGCAAAATATTTCATATGAAGAGAGAACCGTTAACCAGTTCCTTGGTTGTACTGGAATAACAACCAGCATTTCAACAACTTCTGATATTAGATCAGATCAAGTTGTTTATGGATATGAAGATGGTAATAGAGATAATCTTGTCATCTTAAGAGTTAGTGGTGTTTTATCCAATTTCGTACCGATTTCGAACATTTTAGATTCTCAAGAAAGAGATCCCATTTTTGTAAAGAATCTTGGTGAAAAAATCGAAGATCCAGAATCCGATATCACTTATAAAGAGAAATTCTTTAACTCACTGATTTATAATACATCAACTAGACTCCAGGTAAAATCTTTCTCTGGATCAACATTTGTTGTTTATGAAGATATCAATGACTCTTGGTTAAAGTTTGGAGATTCTGTAGATATCTTACTAAGAGGTAGTGAAACTATCGTAACTTCAAATGCAACGGTCTCCTCCATCTCTGGAAACTCTGTTGTTCTGAGTGGTATTGGTGTTTTAAATGCAAACCTAAAGTATGATATTAGAAGAAACCTTCAAAAGGCATATAGTTCAGGAGTTCCTATTGAATATGGAAACAACATAATAACTTCTGACATTACAAATGCATACAATGAGGATGATCGATACGCATATATTGCTTCAAATTCACTACCTTCTCATCAAATATCTCTCAATCTGATATCGGCACAGGTATCATCAGCAACAACTGCTAGTGGAACACTACAAGACTATGATGCTGGAAAAGGTGGATATTCTACGATTGCATTTACTTCAAATGTTCCATTCTTAACAGGTGATGAGATTTACTATCAACCAGTTGGATCTGCTGGAGAAATAGATGGTCTGCCATCTGGAAGATATTTTGTTCAGGTTAGTTCAACATCCCCCAACAAAATAAAACTTTATAAATCAAGATCTTTCATTGATATTGGAGATTATCTAGTATTCAATCCACAATCTGGTGCTCATAACTTCGCACTGGTAGATCAGAGAGACAAAGAGTTAACACCTCAAAAAATACTAAGGAAGTTTCCACTCAGCCAACCATCACAAAATGGAAATGATGTTTCTACCATATCTGGTGGAACTGGATTGTTGATTAACGGAACAGAAGTTATCAACTATAAATCAAGTGATAAAATCTATTATGGACCAATATCAGAGATTTCTATACTAAACGGTGGAAATAACTTTGATGTTATCAATCCTCCAGTTATTTCGGTATCAAATCCAGTAGTTTCAACAGGAACAACTGCACTGATTCAACCAGTTGTAAGAGGATTTCTTACGGACATTTCAATAGATCCTATTGATTTTGATATTGAAAAAGTTATTTCTGTAGAAATCAGTGGTGGAAACGGAACTGGTGCTGAAGTTCAACCAATTTTAGAGCAAAGATACAGAGAAGTTGAGTTTAATGCAAAGCAAGATTTTGAAGGTGGCGGTATTAATGTAAATAATGAAACCATCGTCTTCTTACAAAGACATAACTTTACTGATGGCGAAAAGATCGTATACGATCCTAACGGCAACCAACCCTTAGGTGTTGGTAACTATCAAGGTTCAAACACTAATCAGAATAGATCTCTGATTTCTGGGGCAATCTATTATGCTGGAGTTATTAACTCATCAGCGATACAACTTTATGAGAGCAGATCAGATTATTTGAGTGGTATCAATACTGTAGGATTTACCACAACAAATACTCTCGGTATCCATAAGTTCAGATTGTTTGAGGGAAGAACGACTATTTCTTCACTTAAAGTTGTTAATCCTGGAAGTGGATATGAAAATAGAAAGGTTATTGCATATCCATCCAAAGTTTCTACAGCAGAAAACTATATTCTATTTGAAAACCATGGGTATTCTGATGGCGATACTATCACATACTCAAATACTGGTACAGTAATTTCTGGTTTATCAACTGCATATCAGTATAAAGTTATCAGAGTCGATAACAATGCATTTAGACTTTCTTATGCTGGCGTTGGTGGAACAGTTACAGAAAACTATACCAGAAAAGAATACGTCAAACTAAAATCTCAGGGATCAGGATCTCACATTTTCAACTATCCAGAAATAAGTGTTAATGTTAATGTTTCTTTTGCTAGCACCATTGTAGGTGTCATCACTGCAACTCCTAAGTTTAGAGGAAAAATTGTAGATGCATTCCTATATGAACCTGGATCAGATTATGGTTCAACTATTCTAAACTTCAATAAAAAACCATTACTAACCGTAAAGAACGGCAAGAATGCTGAGTTTAAACCAATCATTC